CCCAATCTTTTAAAAAATGATGAATGCCAAAGTTAACGAAACAACAAATACTTAAAGAAGTTGTTAAGTGTGGTAAAGATCCCTCTTACTTCCTAAAAAACTATGCCCGCATATCTCACCCGATGCACGGGCTTATGTTGTTTAAGACATATGATTATCAGGATAAGCTGCTAGAAGATTTTAACGACTATCGTTTCAACATCATCAACAAGGGTCGCCAGCTAGGTATCTCAACGATTACCGCTGGCTACATTGTTTGGATGATGCTGTTTCACCGTGACAAGGCTATCCTTGTTATGGCAACCAAGTTTGAGACAGCAGGCAACTTGGTTCGCAAAGTCAAGAACATTATGAAGAACCTTCCTGACTGGATCAGGATTGCGAACATTACAACTGACAACCGCACGTCTTTCGAGTTATCAAACGGTTCTTCTATCAAGGCTGCTTCTACCTCTGGTGATGCTGGTCGTTCTGAAGCACTATCACTTCTTGTTCTTGACGAGGCTGCACACATCGAAGGGTTAGAAGAGTTGTGGACTGGTCTATACCCAACACTATCAACGGGTGGTCGCTGCATTGCGATCTCAACACCAAACGGTGTTGGTAACTGGTTCCACAAAACTTGCACAGGTGCCGAGAGTAGTGAAAATAATTTCCATCTCACAACGCTTATGTGGGACGTTCACCCTGACAGAGATGAAGAATGGTTTAAGAAAGAAACCAAAAACATGTCCAGAAGACAGATTGCGCAGGAGTTGGAGTGTAACTTCAATACTTCTGGCGAAACTGTTATTGATCCAGACAACATGGAATGGATTATGGCTAACATTAGAGAGCCAAAGCACAAAACCGGATTTGACAGAAACTTTTGGATTTGGGAAGAATACGACCCAACTTGCAATTATCTTATGGCTGCAGACGTTGCTAGAGGCGATGGTGCTGACAGTTCTACGTTTCATATTCTAAAGCTTGAAACAATGGAGATCATTGGCGAATACATGGGCAAGCCAACGCCTGACCTTTATGCGAACATGCTTAATCAAGTAGGTAGAGAGTTTGGTAACGCCATGATGGTTGTAGAAAATAATTCTATTGGCTATACAGTTATAGATAAGTTAGTAGAGTATGGCTATCCTAATCTTTATTACTCTATCAAATCTACACACGAATACATTGACCAACACCTTGGCGAGCATAAGTCTGGTGCTATCGCTGGTTTTTCCACTACAAGCAAGACCAGACCCCTCATTGTAGCCAAGTTGGAAGAGTTTGTGAGAAACAAACTAGTTAAGACGTATTCTTCGCGTTTAGCAAACGAGTTCCGCACTTTTATTTGGTATAACGGGAAGCCACAAGCCATGAGGGGCTACAACGATGACTTAGTGATGGCTCTTGCGATTTGTTGTTGGGTTAGAGATACTGCCCTCCAGACAAACGCCCGAGACCTAAACTATCAAAAAGCATTCGTAGATTCGATTATGACTTCCAGAACTACCCTAAATACACAGATAAGAGGACAAATTGGCTACACAGGTAATGATACTACTAGTAAAATGAATGAAGCAAAAAATTTATATTCACAATATATGTGGATTATTAAGTGAGAAAATAAATGGCACCACAAAATCCCAAACAAGGTAGTAACCCAGCAAATAGAGATTCACAGCTTTTTAAGTCTTTGACTCGCCTGTTTTCTGGACCTATCATCAATTACCGCTCCGAATCCGGTCGTAAGATTCGTAGACAGCATCTTGATAAGTATTCTACAAGATTTAAATCAGCATCAGGACAGCAGTTCAAGAAGCAATCTTACAACCCGTTAGACACAATTGCTGCAAATGCTATTGCAAACCAGCGCAGGTCAGAGCGTTACATCGACTTTGACCAGATGGAATACATGCCAGAGTTGGCTTCTGCTCTCGACATCTACGCAGACGAGATGACCACATTCTCTGCTCTATCTCCAATGTTAAACATCAAATGTCGTAATGACGAGATTAAAGCTGTTCTAAACATACTTTATCACAACATCATGAACATTGAACACAACTTGTTTGGGTGGTGCCGAACAATGTGTAAGTATGGCGACTTCATTCTTTATCTCGACATTGACGACAATGTTGGAATCAAATCTACAATTGCCTTGCCACTACAAGAAATAGAAAGGCTAGAGGGCATGGATGCAACAAACCCAGATTACATACAATACCAGTGGAACTCTGGTGGTATGACTTTTGAGAACTGGCAGGTCGCACACTTCCGCATTCTTGGGAACGATAAGTATTCACCATACGGAACATCTGTTCTTGAACCTGCCCGCCGCATCTGGCGTCAGCTTACTCTTATGGAAGATGCAATGATGGCTTATCGTATTGTTCGTTCTTCTGAACGTAAGGTTTTCAAGATTGATGTTGGTGCTGTCCCTCCGCAGGAAGTTGAACAATTTATGCAAAAGATTGTGTCACAGCTAAAGCGCCATACAATTGTTGACAAAGATACTGGTCGTATTGATCTTCGATACAACCCACTGTCAATCGAAGAAGACTACTACATTCCTGTCCGCGCTGGTTCTGTTACAGACATTCAGAACCTCGGTGGTGGTCAGAATACGACTGCGATTGATGACGTTAAATATCTTCGCGACAAGCTGTTCTCTGCTATCAAGATTCCACAGGCATATCTCACAATGGGTGAGGGCGCAACAGAAGACAAGACCACTCTTGCAACGAAAGACATTCGCTTTGCTCGTACCATTCAGAGACTCCAGCGCTCTATTCTTCACGAACTAGAGAAGGTTGGAATTATTCACCTTTACACTCTTGGATACAGAGGCGAAGATCTTCTTAACTTCAAGCTATCTCTCAACAATCCAAGTAAGATTGCTGAATTACAAGAACTTGAACACTGGAAGAGCAAGTTTGATATTGCTGCTTCCGCTACCGAAGGTTACTTCTCTCGCCGTTGGGTTGCAGATAACATCTTTGGAATGTCTCACGAAGAATTTCTACGTTGTCAGCGCGAACAATTCTACGACCGCAAGCATGACACAGCCCTTGAGAGTGTTGCTGAAGCTGCCGCAGCAGGCGGTGGAGAAGCCGGTGGTGGAGGTGGGCTTGATCTCGGAGGCGGCGACGAAGGAGGCGGCTTAGACCTCGGTGGTGATGAAGGTGGTGGTGACCTTGACCTTGGGGGCGGCGATGACGCTGGTGGAGATGAGGGCGGCGAAGAGTCAGCCCTACTGGCAGCGCCTCCCGGCTCGCGTGACTCACCTCGACTTGCCAAGTCTCTTGGGAAGCGTGCGAGATCAGGTAAAAAGTATGTCACTAAGGGCTCCAAGGGCAAAGCATACCAAAAGGTAGCCGTAGATAAGCGCCCATCCGGTGCAAGAACACGTAACTACTCAAGCATTCCAACGCCCGAGATGAACACTTACAGAACAAATAATCTTGGTGCCTCAGAGTTAAGAACACTATCAAGAGGCATTTATGAAGAACAAGACCCTATTTATCTAAGAGAACAGGAAGAAGAACAAGCTCTTCTTGAGGTTGATAACTCTGTCAAGTTCTTGCTTGAGTCACTAGATAATAAGGTAACGGAGAAGATTGATGAAGAATAAACACAACAAAAAGAGAAACACTGCTTTTGTTTTTGAAGCACTTGCTCGCGAAGCAACTGTTGCTATTATCAAGGGCGACAACGATCGCAAAGCAAAAGTAGTGTCAATTGTTCGTAAGCACTTTACAGGCGATTCATTACTCAAGAAAGACCTAGAATGCTACCGCTCACTCTACGAAAATCAGAACCTAGATGAAACCACTAGTAAAAAAATTGTAGAGGCTGTGATGGCTGCTAAGCGCCTTATCGACCCCGATGGACTATTCAAGCAGCAAACAGAAATCATCAATGACATCAACAAGGAACTCAGTCCTGCCACATTCAACAACTTTGTGCCAAACTATAAGTCATTGGCTACTATTGCAAAGATGTTTAATACAAGCTCACCCAAGCAGGCTGTAATGTTGGAGTCAAAGATTGTAGAAGGCATGACTGGTATTATTGAAGAGCAGACAATGCAGCCTATTGATGCGATTACATTTACTACATTTACCAAGAAGTTTAACAACAAGTATGGCGACTCTTTACTTCGAGAGCAAAAAGAATTATTAAACCACTACATCTCATCATTCTCTACCGATGATTTGGAAACAAAGATCTACCTCAATCGCGAACTCACAAGATTGAAGGAATCCCTTGAAAAAGCAAAAGAAGTTGAAGAGGTTGCTGCTGATCAAGAAATGATTAGAAAAACAGAGTTAGTCAAGGAGCGCCTTGCAGCTTTATCAAACGAAACTAACTTGACAGAAGCAACTCTCTTCACAATCTTGAAGACTCAAGAACTCGTAAAGGAAATCTACGACGATGGCAGTAACAGTTAGAATTGTCCCAGTACCAGAACCGGTCAAGGTTACAATCAAGCCCAAGACCCCTCCTCCTACCATAACCCTCGAATTAAATATTCGTAAGTCTCTTAGTGGTGATCTTATGATCTTTGACCACGGCGACATCGACATCGTTCTGTCTGGAAAGGACAAGAAAATTACTGCGTTCCCTAAGCAAACAATGACTGACTTTACCTATGGCGCACAAAATCGCCTATTCAATCATCTTGCTAGAAAGGGCATCGTCATTCCTGAGTCTATTCAGGGCGGTTCTTATTATGGCGCAATGGAAGCAAACCTACAAGAATCTGCAGATGGTAAACTAAATGCAGCCAAGTTTGCGCTTGTAAGTATTGAGAAGTTTATTAAAGAAGAGAAGCCTTACTACGAAAATGTTGAAGCAGCAGTTGGCGGATTTGAAGATGAATACACTAATCCCGATAAACAGGATTCAACTGAGCTTGGCGAGGTTCCTCATCGCGATGAACAAGGCTCTATCCGCAAGGGTTACATTCGAGACCCCTACACCTTCTCTTACATGTACACAATCTAGGAGTCCGTTATGGCAGATGAAATGAAAGTTATAATGGAACGTTGGGATAGGTTTGTTGTATCAGAAGAAAAGAAAAAAAATACTTTTGTAACTTGGGCAATCTTAGAAGATGCTCTAAGGATTGCTGTAAAAGCAAAGGAAAACAAAGAATTTGCTGATAAGATAAAAAATGCTTTACTCGATGGAAGTATTGAGGGTGGAAGTGAAATTGCCGAAAATACTATCAAACTTGCTCTAAGTTTTCTTGATATTGGCACATCTTTTGTAAAGCCGGGAATAACAGCCGCAAAATTAATAGGCTCAATGGTGTCGGCTTATGCAAGAGCACCAGATGAAAAAACAAGCGGAAATCCAATCCTTGATTTGTTTAATTTGGATGATGGTTTTCAAGAGCTTATAGATGATAAATTAGAAGATAAGTTTGTTGCCCAAATGATTGCTAGAGTACAGCAAGAGGTTGAGAAAAATCCAGATCAGCTAATCCCTGATTTTGACGAAGTCGTACAAGCTTGGCTGCCAAAACAAAATCTTGCCGGAACAACGGATAACAACGTAATTAAACAAAAAGAGAAAAAGTAAATGGAACTCTTACTATTCATACTTATAGCCTACGGGCTCACGCAGATTTTGGTATACAGCGATATGCCAATCTTAAAAAGACTTAGACCAGACAAAGAATCTTATAGAGGATACGGCAAGGTTTTTCATTGTCCTATGTGCATGGGTTTTCACGTTGGCTGGTTTTTGGTCCTACTTTCTCCTTGGACAGAACTATTTATGTTTGACCCAACTTTGATAAATGCTTTTCTATTTGGCTGCCTCTCGTCTGCAACATCTTATGTTCTCAATATGGTGTTCTCAGATGAAGGAATTATGATAAAGCATAATTACACAAAAGATAACTTTTTTGGAGAAGAATGATGAACAACTTTTTACTATCTAAATGGGGACTACAACCAGTCCGCCGATGCTGTAAAGGTTCTTAACTCACGCGGGTAGCGCCCGCATAAAGGAATACAAATGAAAATTACAAAAACCAGACTAAAACAAATCATTAAAGAAGAAATAGATAGAGCTTCTGAAATCAAAGCAGAAAGAATTGTTAGCTTTATAAAAGATCATGGTGACACCCACGCAGAACTTGTTCATCAAGATGATGGTTCTATGAAAATTAAAGTTGTAACAAAGGTATACGATACTAACACTCGTAAGACGAGTTCAAAAGTAGACTACATTGAGCCCACTATGCAAGCAGCAAGAAGGATACTGGAATACTAAAATGAAACTACTACGAGAATACTACGAACTATGTGAAGGTGGTGTTTGCCAAGACCTTCTTACCGAAGATGAGAAACGTTTTGTTTCTAACGGCGGCATGATGCTTTCTGGTAAACTGCAAGAAGCAGACGTTCAGAATGGCAATGGTCGTATTTATCCATATAAAGTTTTAACCCGAGAGGTCCAGAACTATAAGAAGCTTGTAAAAGAAAACAGAGCGCTCGGAGAGCTAGACCACCCCGATGATTCAGTTATAAACTTGAAGAACGCTTCACATATGGTCACAGACATCTGGATGGAAGATAAAGCTGTCATGGGTAAGGTTAAAGTCCTTAACACACCGTCTGGGCAAGTTCTTAAGTCTCTTGTGGAGTCCGGTGTAAAACTTGGCATCTCATCTCGTGGCATGGGCTCCGTGTCCGAAGCAGCCGGTAATGTTGTTGTCCAAGAAGATTTTCAGCTTATCTGTTTTGACTTTGTGTCAGAGCCGTCTACTCCTAATGCCTTCATGATGAAAGAGGCAAAAGGATACAAAAACACAGTCTTTACAAAAGCTGATCGAATTAACAGATTACTTAACGAGGCTTTAAAAGATGAATGATAAGAAAGAAGAAGAAAAATTAGATGAAGTCGGCGCTCCGGGGCTTTCTGTTGTATTGACAAATTTAGATAATTTGGTAAAAATATTAACAACAGTAAATAAAACTGTTAAATCAAAAAAGTTAGAAAAATCTATTAAAGCGATTAATTTTATATATGATGGTTTTGAAAAAATGAAAAAAAACTATCCCAAAACATATAAAATGGTTCTGGGTGGTGCAGCAGTATTAGATCCTTATGGTGCCATAAAGGCTGGTGCTGCAAGAAAAATAATAACAGCATTTGTTAATTCGTTTGGTCTTAATCCCCCTCCAGAAATGCCACAAATAGATACTACAAAACCTCCACCACCACCAAAAAAACTAGAAGAATCTTTATATAGGATGCAAGTTATTGCAGGAATTAGCAAGAAGGAATCATGAACAAAGCACAATTAAAGAAACTAATCAAGCCAGTCGTAAAAGAGTGCATCCAAGAAGTCCTTATCGAAGAAGGACTTCTCACAGAGGTAGTATCTCAAGTAACTGCTGGCTTATCCAAGCAACCAATTGTCGAGAACACACCAAAGAAAAAGAACGATAAGCTATTTAATGAAGACTTGCAAATGCAACGCAAGTCCCGAGAGGCAAAAAAGAAAATACAAGAGCATCGTAGAAAGTTGCTAGACGCTATTGGTGGAGATGCATACAACGGAGTTGACTTGTTTGAGGGCACAGAGCCTATGAAACAAGCAGGAACACCCGGAGCATCACATAGACCAGACCCTCTTGGCGACGATCCCTCAGATGCAGGAGTAGACATCTCTTCCCTCATGGGACAGGCAAGCAAAGTTTGGCAAGCGATTAAATAGGAATAATAATGGCTATCAAAAAGGGTGCAAATGTTGTTGTAAATGCAAGAGAATGCAGAGGCAACCACGAAAAGATGATCCGCAAGTTCATTAAGAAATGTAAGAAAGAAAAGATCATCGAACAGGTAAGAGAAAGAAGATACTTCAAGAAGCCTTCTGATGTCAAGCGACATGCAAAGCAAGCAGCTATTCGTAGACACAAACGTGATGTTGCCAAACAAAAGGCAAAAGATGCTGCACGCGAAAGAAATAGTTAAGACTATTTATACTGACTATGTAAAAACGGAGGTTTCTTATGTCTAACTTTATCAAGTCCTACCAAGCGAATGTAGGACTTAACCATGTGCCTGCATATCAGGTCTCGGGACAACCATTTGCTAGTGGGTCTATTAGTGCTACAAGTGGAGACGCAGTTGTTGTTCGCTTTCCATATGTAACAAGATGGGTTCATGTAATTAATCACGATACCAACGAACTAACTTGTTCTTTTTCTGAAGCAGGTCTCAGTGGAGATAACCACTTTAAATTACACAGAACTCACGGTACCAATGAAGGCTACTATTCTCCTAGATTAGAATTAAAAGTTTCAGAAATGTGGTTTACTGGCTCTGCCGATTTTGATGTGGTAGCTGGCTTGACCTCCATCCCTACTTCTCGCACCACAACTGCCGATGGCACAAGCTGGTCAGGCTCATCTGGGGTGGGTTGATAGATGGCTCAGTTTGGATGGGCATATGTAGATTGTGCTGATTCCGGTGGTGGTGGCGGACAAGCCGCGGGACCAACCGGATCTATACAATTTTTAACTGGCAGTAACGCAACTAGCGGTTCCGCTAAGTTGGTTTATTACACATCTTCTTTTGGTTCATATTCTCCAAACACACTTCTTGTAAGCGGAACGCTGGTCGTCCAAGGAACAATTACTGCTAGCTCATTCGTTGTAGACCAGACAAACATTATTTCTGGTTCTACAATCTTTGGTAACAGCAACGATGATACTCACCGAATAACTGGTAGTTTATATGTGGGTCAATCTGGTTCTGTTGAAACAACCTTTCAAGTCTTGCCTTCTTTAAGTCAATCCGTTACACTTGGTATGAGGCATAGCTATAGAAGCATAAGCGCTTCTGGACTTACTTCTTCAACTGGAGATTATATTATCGGTATTGGCGGCAGTGGTGATATAGAGTTTAGACTACACTCTGCATCTGTCCATGGCTCAGGAGCCATTCTCGTAATTAAAGATGAGACAACCACAAGAACAGGTGCGATAACATTATCCGCTTCTG